CCCACTTCCTGAAGGACGAACCTTCTACATTACAGAGTCAGAAGACAATGTAACCACCATGAGAGCTTGCCAGCTCTCAAACGAGGACCGCGCAAAGCGGCCCTCGTCTTGGACTCCGAACCAGTCCCAAAAGGGAACAAACTTGGTTCGGCGCCGCCGACGCAATACCTCTCCCTGAAACGGCCGCCGACTGATTAGGTCGGAGCGTTCAGACTCTCGGGTATCAATCCGAGAGTCGAGATCAAAAGGTAAGGTCGGGTTGTGCGCAAAGCCTCCAAGGTAAGCAGACTCCCATCCGTGAGGATTAAAGTCTTTATACCCGCACTTTCGTGCAGAGGCTCTATCTCGGGGCACAGCCAAAGCCGTGCTAACGGGCCAGATACAAGTGTATCTGTACCATCCTTCATGATTAAACTTAAGTGGAGCACTTGAACACGGTACCTTGAATCCCGCATCATCGGCCTCAGAAAAAGGAATCGGTAAGAACCGAGCCAAAGTCTTGAGGTATCGAAGGACGCGGACCAAAGGTATCGCATTTTCTGCACTCCACCGGGATAATCTATTGAAAGCCGAGTAGACGTCTTGAGAGGTCTCAAGGGTTTGAATATAGACAGGGCGAATATTTACGCCTTGAAAATAGTCGTACCCACAAGACTCACGGAAAGGACCGTCGTTGAACGATTTGCCTTCGTTCACAGAGAAACCCATTCGTTTGAGAAGGCGGATAACGGTAAGATAGCAGTCCTTACGGACTACAATATCATCACCGAAAACCGCCCAATCAGAGTCCTGGGAACCCATCAAAGGTTTGATATTCTTCGATAGGTAGACGGCTCTTACCGCACTCGCAAATATGGCAGTCTCAAGGGGAAAAGTGAAACCATTCCCCATGGTCGAAACCATATTGAGCACCTCCTCACTCCCGTCTGGCAAACGGGTAGTTGGTGAACGAAGTAGGCGAACCCACTTGAACACTTGCGGTGGAAGAATCCATTCGCAGAGGGATAGTGCTATGCTGTCAGATGCAGAGGAAAGGTCGATAGTACCATAGGTACCATTTTCCGATCCGATTCTGCATAGGGCTCGATTGAGGTCCGGTTGTTTCGTCAGGGATATACCCCAACGGTGCAGCCGAGTCTCAATATAAGCTCCGACTCCTTGCTGAAATAACATATTCAGTAGGGGTTCGGTGCAGCACGTTCGCGAGATCTCCGAGTTCTTAGGAACTGTAAAAAGAGAGTTCCCTCGAAGCTGGACGGGCCTGAATGACTTACTCCAATGCAAATAAGCAGAGGATAGGGTCTCAGACTCACAAACAGCCGCTCTAAAAAGAGCTAGGACATAAGGGTCGGTATACGAGTGATCGCTATCCCACATCTTGGAATACCAATTTGTAGAATCAGCTTTTCTACTCGCACCGGGCCCCGCTCTATAGTGATCTTTAAGAAAATTAAAATCACAACCAGAGCCGTTTTCATCCATGTCAAGCAGTCGAAATAGCTCGTCTCTTGCGAGATGAAGCATATAAGTCATGCTTTCGTCGTCCTCGGAATGAGGAGGGACAAAAGAGACGGACTTGTTCAGCGCAATGAATTTCTTCACCGTTGCTGAAATAGCCGCCTCACTCTGCCCACTGGGAGCTAACTTTTTGAAAAGCTCTCCAGACAGACGAGCCGCGGCAGCCTCTTTGGGGGTCAAATCCCAAAAAGAACTGTGCGGACGAAGATGAGATGAAAGATCTCTCTCCAAGAGGTAACTAACCATCGCGTAATCACGCATAGGAGCCTCGAAAGCAGATGCGGTCTACGAGAAGTAGACCAACAGTGACCAAAAGAGCAGAAGAGCTAACCAGACAAGTCTGGAAGCATCTTCGGGACGACGTGAACCCATAAGGTTCTCCTGTTGTGATAGGGCTACAGAACGCCCTGAATCACGGTGTCCCCGATTCCGGACGTTGCTTGCGCAACGGATCCGAAATGCATGCTCAACGCGGCACGGATGTTGGCAGAGTCTGCAACATCCGAGCCAGCCGGCACTTCGATGATCGTGGTAACGACCATGTTGGCGATGGGCTGGCCTGCCAAAGGAGTCACACCCTTGCGGGTGATCACCTTATACGTGTTCCGAGGAACACGTGCGATGAGGCCGGTCGTCGGGTTCGGTTTACCAAGAACTTGATAGTTCTTAGGCCGAAACATCGACGTCGTGAAGGGCGAGGACACAGAACTGACGGTGACGCCAGTCTGAGTCCCGCCAAGAGCCGTCACTGCATACTGCTTCGCGGTAGCATCCGGCGGCGTATCAGCCGCAATGGTGTACGTAGGAGAAGTGAGACCAGTTTGAGCTGCCCCTGTTACCGGGGTAGTAAGAGCGAAAGTCATAGACTTCCTCGTGAGTGGATTGAAACATGAAACTCATAGGTTGCAAGCCTATACACCCTTAACCTTAGAACGCCACAACGCCAGCATATTACCGAACTTAGTCGCCGATCCTGGAAAGGAAAGGAGAAGAGGTACAGTAGGTATCTGGGAAGTGACGTTTGGACGGTTAAAGAACCTTCGTGACATTGTATACTGGCCAGGAGCCCCGACGAGATCAGAGTGCAGAATATCAGACCCGACCCCTTCAAAGACATAACTGTTCTCCGTAGAACGGCGTTCAGTCATGAGAGCGAAGGAGACGTTAGATTGCGCTGCACAACCAGTCTCGATAACCGTTCCGAGGTTGGAGAAATAATCAACCAAGAACGACCAGGGAGCAAGCTCATAGAGAGTAGGAATGAACAAGTCGAGGCGAACCCCGCTTAGTTCAAGTAACCTATCCATTGAGCCTGTAGCCGCGGTGCGTTTCCAATCAAGGTAAGCCTTCCACATCACTTCATGACGACGGAGCGAATTCACTTTCTCAATAAGAGAGAGGTAATTCAGCCCGATGCCATGGGGAATGTTGCGGTCGGTACCATTGGTTAGATCTTCACCGGTACCCGTTATCACGCTCCGACGAACATTGTCGTCATAAGCGAACTTGATAGCGGTTCTGGCAAGATCACTCACGTCAGAAATGAGTGGCCTAATACCAAACGAAAACTCAAGCCACGAGTCAGCGATCGCCTTCTCAAAGCGACGCCTGGACGGAAGAGACCGCCTTGGCCGGTAACGGAGAGCGTTCTTACGAACGCTATCCATATACCTAGTGACCAAGTCTCCAGCACCCCGAAAAGGGTGCCTAAAAAGAGCGATAGTCTCACGTAACTCGCCAACAAACTGCATACCATGTGCAAGTGTTTGCTCAGCTTGCAGACGCTTATGCACCCGTTGTAGGGCTTGAGCATACGCATTAACCGATGTTGAAAAACCAGGGTAAGAGGGAGCCGACCCGGAGGTCAGCCCCGCAACCACCTCGGTATACTTCACCGGTGGGACTTGGTTATCCCTAGTTACACAAGTGTAACCGATGGGAGCCTGTACCCGAAACTTCAGAGTATCATCAAGCGTATAGGAACTGAAGGCGTTACCACCACTTTTGATGATGGAACGGTACTTCGGAACAGCAGAGCCAGACTTGGTTGAAGTAACCGAGTAGCTGTCATTGCTGGTCCTATGTATTCCGAGGTAAGTCGTGGTTTCTAGACGAAATCCATGACGAACCTGGAATTGCTTGGTGTAACTCATAGAAGTCCTAACTGACGGATATGATTCCGTCGCCGACGGAAGTCGGTGCTAGGTCGTTTCTTTGCCGACCCTAAAGCAAAGCGGATCGCACCTAACCTGTCCTGTGGTAAGTCCACAAGTCCTGTTTCAAGGATCTGACCTTTCTAAAGGGTCAAGGGCAAGTTCCCCCTTACGGGGGTGGTGTG